ATATTCACAATCGCTTCCCGATCCGACTCAGACGTTGCTCCCATGAGAAGCACTCTATCTCTCACATAATATGTTTCATAACTAATTACCACCGGCGCACCCGTGCTTCCGGGATAAGATCCACATACATGTTGACACGAATGGGCTCCGAGTTCATCACAACTACTAGTACACATTCTAGATACATCACATATAGGATATCCCCAAGTAGTACCATCCCATCTAATATACCAATCGCTCGGATTATTATTAACATCACTCAATACGGGATTGTTTGGTAAAACACAAGAATCGCACAAATCAGCAGAAAAGCCTCTGGTGATGTGTCTCGGTTTACATTCCGTATGTCCGGTACAATCTATCATTTTAACAGAATTGTCCCAATCTCTTGTGTATATGGAAACATCTTCACTTACTGCTCCCAGTAAGCCCAGACATTCACATGATGGATCAACAGCACTCGTGTCAGGCGGACCCACACCAGAATATATATTTTCATAATCGCAAATCCACAACGACCCCAACCCTTCTTTTCTTACTAGGCTGTTACATTTACTATTAAAATTAGATTGGCAATAACCCGCATCTGGACAATCTACCTTAGATTCTCCTATAGGACAATTTGAATAAAAATTGTTCCTATACGCACCACCACCCCATCTAGAAATATTTACATATTTGAACAAATCATAATTGCAATATCCCTCATCCGAGGGGACTTCAATTGCATCGTTCTCTTCGTCCCACTCAATAACACCTAATGGACATCTCCAAATTTCACTTTTACACGGACAATCTTCATTGTCGCTAAGTTTTGGTCGTGTGTCAAAAATATAATCTGGTAGCGTGGAATCAGAATCATAACGACTAGAATATTCACCATTGAGAATCTTAGTTGGCGTACCAGCAGTGTATGTTCTACTCAAATTTGCTGGTATGGTCGCACCCAATGCGGACTTTGCATCATCATTAATTAAAGTAGATAAACCATGCACAGGAATTCCAACATAATCAAACGAATAACTATCATCTACTGTATGATAAGCGAAATCATATTTGTTAATAAATTCAACACCACTTCTTTTAAGTGTGTTATATGGTCGCCAATCTGTTGTTGTTCCATGGTCACCTGGAATCTGTGCAAAACAATAACCAGTACAACCTGCTAAATATTCGGGCGACTGATCAGTAAATCCTCCAGAATCATATGTCCAACCATAATGACCAGAACCCTTTCCCAAGGCATTTGATTTACAATCTACTTCACTATCCGCATCTACTAAAGATGGTGATGATGCAGTTTTTGATTGGTCGTATGTGCAATACAAGCATCGATTTATTGAAGGTTCTTCACAATTGATGTCATTACACGCTAATCCCCCATACCAAGTACCATTTGTGCATTCGTTTTCAATCGTTTCAATACACATACCATTCGTACAACAAGCACCAACAAACGAATCTGGATCACATGATGTTTCTGGAATGCATTGTGTTTCTGTACATGCTTTATTATCCCCATAATAATAACCATCCAATATATCACAAACAAATTCTGGAACGTTTATACATTCCTTCACATGGTCACCATCACCATCCTCTAAACATAAACAACATGCACCACACGGATAGTTCGGTCCCCCAACCAAAGAGCATCCCGATTCTTCGTCTTCAACCCTGTCTTCACACGTTAGCGTCTCTTCGAATACACCAAATATGCTATTACAATAATCTTCTGTTACATTGTTGTTACAATAAGGTCCAATAGGAGTGCAATATGTGTCGGGTACATCATAACAACACGAACCCAAAACAAATCCTCCACCGCCAGCGCATATTGTTGGGTCGCTTATTTCTCTGTCTGCACAACTATCCTGTGATGGCGTTCCGCCAATATCTTGACATATAAAGGGATCCATTTCAGAACAATTCCCACCAATACAACATGTATATGGCGGATTAAAACCAGTTTCACAATCTTCTCGCTCCTCGCAAGAATTCACAGACCAGTTGCTGTTGTCAAATTGAGAGCATGTTAATTCGCTAGTGTCGTCTATACATGTTGTATATTCCCCCCAAGTAGGATCATCGATTGTATAACAACACGAAGCATAATCGGGCACTTCACACGCATATTGTGAATTGCAACTTATGTTCCAATCGTTGCAGTTGGTATCACTTCCTTGATATTCTCCATTTAGGAAAATGCAGATTTCTTCTGGTATATTATCAAAACATGTTGAGATATAATTCGGTTCTCCGTCCGTACCATAGTTAATACAAGAACAACATGCACCAAACTCAGAACCTGGACCAGTAAGGTTTCCACAACCAGGGGTGTTCAATGATTGCAATTCTTCACACGTTGTGGTGGTGTTCCAATCACCTTCTAATACACCACAACTCTCTTCTGTGATATCTAAACAATAGTTTGTTCCATCATAATTATAGCAACAAGAACCTCTATCTGGACCAATAATAGGATCACAATCAAAAATGTCGCAGGGGTCATTGTCGCATGTAGTATTGTCTCCAAAGTAATGACCGCCTAATATATTACAAAATACTTCATTTACAACTTGACATTGTGCAGGTTGACCTTGTTCTAAGCAGTAACAACAGGCTCCCTTTAACCCGGGAGAAACTTCACCGCATGGTTCATCGTCGCATGGAGGGTTGAATATATTACAATCTCCCCCAGACAGATGACAAAGAATACATGAAATGTCTTCTTCACAATAATTAACACCTTCTACGTTATAGCAACAGGTTCCATTTCGGTCTGGTGCGTCTGTGCAATCACTATTGACACAAAGGGTTCTTGGATTTACCATCCCTTCAATTTTCTGAGTGCATGTCATATAATCAGTATCATAACATATCTGAGATGTAACACAACACGACCTATCTGCTAATCCACCAATACAATGATAATAAGGAGGACCATCAACATTTTCTCCATCTTGATTTGGAAAATAAATATTTCTACCATATCCTATAGAGCAATTTGGTTTGTATGTTCCAATAAATGTTCCTTCGATTTCATTGTCGGGGAACGGATTAATCGAAGTTGCAACTGCTCCTATTGGTAATAGTTTCCATGCATCTAATCCCGTTGTTATTCGTCTGTACAACAAGTTCTTCATATTGTTGAATGGTGGATTTATTGGGTCGTAGTTGGATTCTGACAAACTAATAACTTCACCGAAATTTGTTCCGGACACCTGTTGCATAAACCAATAATGTGGTTGACCTTCTGCTTCTGATGTATTATACCAATAGGTAGATGTTGGAATTATAATATCAGACTCATCATAACCAAGAAGAATAGAAAAGTCCTTGTTCCATATCTTCCTTTGACCAACCAAGAACGACACTTCATCTTTGGACGGGACGTACCAAGTGATACCATTATCTCTTTGGAATTCTGAGACAAATTCTCTAGCGTATTTAAATATAGTATAGTCGCCAGATATTCCAGACAACGGATCAGACAACCATGGGTTGTCTTCTGGGTCAGTATAACCATCTGGATAATCACCATAATAAGTGGTGAGCCACCCATCATTTCTGTTCATAATATAGTCAGCATAGTTTGTGTGTGTTGGTTCTCTTGGAGGCAATTGAATACCATCAGTTGTTGATCCATCAATTACAACAATTCCCCACTCGGGGTAGTCAAACGTCATACCGTCTAATGTAAAAGTATCCTCACACAGACACACAGGAAGACCTTGACCATCTTCACAATCTATACTGGTACATACTTGATTTGGATAGAATGAGCAACCACTCTCGGCACATTCTTCAAATTCAACAAAGTCTGCACAATTAGTATCACAGCAACAAGCACCAGTTAGAGTGTTTGGATTATCTTCACAACACCTAATACCTGCATCATTAAGACTACTAGAACACTCAGAACCAATTCCATAAAATATGCCCCCAATATCTTGACATTCGTTTGCAACAACTTCATAACATTGATTACTCACACAACATGCACCCTTTGCTGCTACTTGACAACAATCAAAATTAGAACAAGAGGTTAAATCACCATTATAGATACCTTCCATTGCATTGCAAAAATCTCTAGTCACCATATCAACACAAGATCCATATGGTGTGCAGCACGATCCGTGTGGGTCTAGTGTTCCACATATTGGAACACATGATATATCTTCGCAAGAATATCCATAGTAAAATAAGCCCCCATACTTCAAACAATCATATCTGTTGGCAACATGCACACATGTGTCATTCGTGCAACATGCACCACCAGAAAATTCTATACCCCCACTTTTACCCCCACACGCTCTGGATTGACATGTAACATCAGGAACAAACGAACCACCCAGCAATTCGCAGTGAGGTTTTGACACATATTCTTTACAATAATAAACATTTTCATAATATACCATTGGTTCTAAAGACGAAGAGGGAGGTGATCGGTGGGGAAATGGCAATGATGACGGATCTACTATTTCATCTGGTTTGACCCAATCTACTCTCTCTTCAACGACAGGATAACAACAAGAACCAACTGAAACTTCATCATAATCAATGTTATATGGTGTTGTTGGTTCTGTACAATACCATTCATTTCCGTTACTAGTGGAGAAGCAATTTATTATACTGATGGTGTTTTTTTCAAATGTTGTATCACTATTCCACCCACCAGTAAATGAAGAGGGAACGTTAAACGAAGTTTCCAAATTTTCTTCACTAGTATCTAATACAAATGTAACAGAAAATAAATTTGAATATTCATCTGGATTTGGATTCTCTTCTGGCAGAGACATATTTGTTATTAAGTTTAAAACACTCTTAATGTTTTCTTTATTGATATAAAAAATATTAGCGTCTGAAATATCAAACGTTTCTCCGCCGTCTTCCGAATAAACACTTTTTATGACGTTGGTGTGGTTTTTAAATGTTAAGGAAATTGTGTTTGAATTGTATGTGTTTCCTACGTTGTCATAGTATGTTCCGGTTGCTCCTCTTGCAGAATAAAGAGAATCAGAAACTCCTTTTATATAAATCAACTCATTCACAGAACCCGCGAGAACAGAAGATGTCCCACCAGATTCATCAGATGAAACTATCAAATCTGTTCCTGATTGTGTTATTGTGAAGTCATCAGAAAAGGTCAATCCCATAAAAGATAAAGTGCTTCCGGATACACCATGCGAAGCATTGCTTAAAAACGTGTAGCCACTACCAATAAATTCATAATGTGCAGTTCCCGTCATTCCCGTAGGTCCACATACACCTACAGGAAGTTCAAATGTTGTTCCGTCCGTCAGAACTATACTTAAAGTATATCCACCATATGTCTCACCAGTTCCGTCAGCATATGAGACACCAATACCATCCATTATTGGTCCGGTCGGTCCTGTGCTTCCAGTTGGTCCTGTTGGTCCGGTGGGTCCAGTATATCCGTGTGGGCCTTGTGATCCCGATGGACCGTATGACGAATAGACGCTGTTTGTCATAATCAAGATTCCCCTACTAGAATGGATTTTCTATATCATACGTTTTAGGTATTAATCCATACCAAATTAACTTTCCATCCTCATTTATTTTTCCATTAGTCACAAAATGGAAATAGTTCACACTACTATTTATATGAGGTTTTATGTCATATGGAAAAATCCAGTTGTCGGGCCAAATTTCAGACGCATTATCAAAACTAAATCCACTTCTTTCCCCTCTGGAATTTCCTTCAAGAATTTTTATAGTAAACCCAAGAGAACTATCCTTTCCAAAATGATAATTAAAATTAAGATTGTCCCCGGTTGGAGAGTTATCTGCAAATTTAACAAACGGATATCCCAACTCTTCCGGCGGAGAACCAGTAACCTTTTCTTTGATTTGATTGGGATCAACTACCCAAACATTACCCCAACTCTTTTCTGAATCAAGAGTTTTTCCTAAAGCATAATGGGTGAGTCGTGTGGTTGGAGTTGTGTCAAAACAATAAAGCATTGTTTCGCTGTCTACTGGACCCGTCATGTCTGCGGTGCCTAGGGAATATGCAACTTCATAATACGACCTAACTTTAGCACCGACAGTTTGTGTTTCAGGATCATAAAACGTTCCAGTCGCACCTGCTATTTCTTGTCCGTCTGTATATACTCCGAGTTCACCGGTATTACCACCGGTTGCTAAAAATCCATCGTATGTATCAAATGATATTTCTAATGTTGTATTATCGTCTGAGGGTTTTATTGTAACTCCACCATGAGGAACAAGAGTTCGTAAACGTATTGCTTCCGATGCAGTATTAATACCATCGACTACTGGGATTCCTGTATTGTGTAAACTTTGTGCTTCTGTTATCTCAATATATGAAATACCAGTCGGTCCCCTAAACACCCCACCATCAAAAGTTTGTCCGTTGTCATATTCGGTCACAATATGAGTTGCACCGACAATATAACTTAACGTAAACCCAGAAATGGAAGGACCAGTAGGTCCGGTGGGACCGGTGGGTCCAGTAAGACCAGTTGGACCCGATTCGCCTGTGGGTCCAGTAGGTCCAGTGGGTCCAGATGGTCCCCGTTCTCCTACTAGAAATTGATGGGAACTATAATAAACCATTGGACTATGTTACTACTTTCAAGGTATCACCATCCAGATATACTGCACCTGTTGAAAGACCAGCAGAACTGCCTGGTAGGTTCTTTAACGTTAGTGGAGATTCACTTCCTGATATTGGAACACCATCATCCTGCAATCCATCTGCTGTAATTTTCATGAATGACATATCATCAACCATACCAATTGCAATATCATCACTTACCCGTACGAGGTAGTAGACGGAGAAATATTTTGGTTCGTTTGTAATATACCCTGCTGTATAATAGTCGGGACCACGATGATCAAGTTGTTTCTCAGTATCTTCTCCCTCTCCCTTTCCATTGTCGTGAGAAGATGCCCAGTCTTCATCAATGCCCATTAGGGGATTGTACCACTGACCCGGAGTGCGAAGAACCCCAAACGTATCCGCCGAGTTACCAGCGTGGGGGGAGTATTGTGTGGATACACGATCTATAACCTGATAATCTCGATGGTTGTTGAACGTATCTTGTATTTTTTTATTAACCCCCATGTCCAAAGATTCACGGGGTGTCCATACGGTATCTGTAACAATACCGGGCGTATCGACTCTAGAATATCGATCTCGATTCCATGTCATCATACCAACACGCCATTTTTGTCTTGTCATTTTTTCTGGATCGGGTACGCTCATATCACCATGCCAATTTGAGGTGGGAGAGGCACATTCATAATTCCATTTCATGAACTCAATATTATTAAGAGCCCCAACGTTCTCCAACCACATTGAAGAATCATAGTACGGTATAATATATCCTGCCGTATTATAAAGACCATCGTCACCAAACACTAAACCCTGTGCTTGATATCCTCCCCAAGAACCGTGTGGCCCTTGCTTGGGTATTACTCTAAAGCCGTCGGAAGAATTCCATCGCGCTTGCTCATAACCCATTTTGTCCGTCTCATCGACCCTAGTCATCAACCTGTTGGTCAATGACAAATTAACGTGAAAATGTGCGCCTGGTCCACCATACGTGATACCATGGTCCGTTTCGGGGGGGAAATTTCCCCGGTACCACTTATCAGTACCAGCAAAGTATACGGGCCCGTAGTGTTGACCGCTAAAGATGTCATTAAATTCATCAAACGTCACACCCTCAAAATTTGCAAATTCTCCGTCATCGTTTACATAAACGTTCCAGAAATATCCATCTGCATATGGATGCTTATATGTATAGGTAAGTGTATCATCCCAAATGTCAGGATCCGGCTCGAACCCGCCGTTAGTATATCTAGCACCAAAACAATTCCACGACCATTTGTCATCATGGGCTGCCGTGCATGTCCGATAACCCGTCCAATCATATGTACCTATAATGTTACCATGATATCCGTATGCAGTGGGATCTCCCATATATATTCCCCTTGAGACCTCGCCAGGATTGCCTGGTGAATTATCCCCGAACGGAATACCTTGATGTCCGTCTATTCCCTCTGAAAATGCAAATCCTGGATTAAACACAGACCAAGAAGGACGATTTTTATTCATCCCCCAATCTGTTGTTGAAGCCTCATGTTTATTGTGTTTTTCATTGAAAAACCATTCTGTTTCACTATTGTCATAGGGGCCCCTATATGCCATATAACTTTCGCAACGGTCCCCGCCGTCCCCATAATATAAAATATACGAACCATAATATGGATCATGTATAGTAGTATTTTCTGCGTCATGACTCCACCTGTCATCGGGATCCTGTGGGGTTTGTTTTCCGTCCGGCCATTCCCACTCATGTTGCGAATCGGTTCCACCTACCCTACCCACAGGACAATCACATGGACTTGTACGATGGTCTACATTACTATTTGCATCTAAATCAGAATGTATATATTGATGAACGCCCAATTCCCTTAAATGATTTGCGTGATGCTTCAGTCCGTGTGATGCTGGAGATGAAACATGAGATACAGACAATAATTTTTGAGAATGCGTTCTATTTGTTCCTCCTCGTTGACCAATACTTTCATAGTTATCCATTACGTCATATGCATCTTTTTCTATAAAGTTGTCGTAATTTTCTCTTCCCCCCGCAATATCCGACAATTCACTAAAAGGAACCTTATCTGCCAACACATCATTTTGTGATAATGGTCCTTTTAAATATCTATCCCGAAGATCGGGCAGTGCAAGACCTATAATTTCAACACTACTAATTTTAGGTTTATTTGTATTGGTGTTTATCATGTAAGATAAATATTTTCTATTAGCAACATATTGGTTGACATAAGACCCCTCTGCAGTAAAACTTCGTTCTCTAGTTGCAAACTCAAACGTATAACCAGAGCCGTATTCAGAAACACTTGCACCCATACCACCAACACGTTTGTTGAGTTCTCTATATGGCAATCCACGCGGGTCACCAAGAGTATTAATTTCTTTTGTTATCAAATAGGTACGAACACCCTCAGAATAATATTCAGTAGTTAATGGCTGGACAATGTTTTTATTTACATACGAAACAATTTCTCTTTCGTTATATGGTTTTGAATTGTCGTAATTTCTGGGTTTAAATTCTGCCTCTGGCGACATCTGCGGCAGTGGTTGCGTTGCATCCGTCCCGCGCCAATTAAATCCACCATCACATGTGACGCAATCGGGTATCCTATTATAATTCGAATTATTTTTGAGTGTGTCCTGAAAATTAATTGCCAGTTCAGTAGTTAGGTTTCTGGTTGGCTCACCAGCAGCATTTCCGAAATTAAGACTTCCGTAACCAGACTCTAGTTCTTGTACATAACTATTATAATCACCAGTTTTCATTTCATTTATAGACTTGACAATCTGCAGAACTTCTTCGTCTGCGTTTTGAGTAACTTCCACGTTGTCATACCAGTCATTCCTCCCCAAAACATTGTCGTAAATAATTTCTGGTACATTGTCCGGTACATTCAAACCCCTATTATCTTGACGATATACTTTATTCCGTGCGTATTTCAACTCATTTTTCACATCTCTAATTGGAATAGGCAGCGATTCAGATAAGTGATAATTTGACATAAATGCAGAATTAATTTTATATCGTCTATCGTCCGATAAACCACTTGCGTATTGTTCTAATCTACCATGACAAGCACTCGCTGGTCCCCCCGTTTCGTGGTTTGGCCAAGAGCCATCGTCGAAGTGATACTGATTAGTGTGTCTGTCATGTACTTCTTGATTGTGTCCATATTTTTCAGCCCATAATAATGCAGGCAAATCCAATTGATTATCTGGTGTAACTTCAACATCAATATACTGGCCCGACTCATTTATATTGATGATGTCTCCCTGTATAACATATAAAGCATCGTTGGTTTCTGAATAAGCATTCTTTCCAGGAAATTCTTGTCTAAATCTAGCACGACCAACTTCGCTGGTTCCTGTAATACCATCAAGACTTTCTGCAAGATCTTCTATGAACTCTGTAAAAGTGTCAGAATCATCTCCAGTAAGTCCGATTCTTACTTTATACCCAAATTTTCCACCAATATATCTATTATATTCTGGGTATATAATAGGATCAATATACCCACCATTACACGATTGGAAACCAGAGGGAACATCACTCAAACTTCCCACATATGGAACAATAGATCCGATTGGAGAAATGTTCTGCAATCCGCCAATTGCATTTCCGCCGATTCTATTACCAATGTAATTCTTCACCATAGCATAATGTCTACCACCAATTACACCCATATCTACGAGCATAGGTTTAATGACATGACCAGATTCTCTGGGAGGAGTATCAGCAAGCAATCCAGCAGTAACACCACTTAAGAAATATACATCCGAGGTAACTTCGGAGGTAAGACCCGCAGCAGTACCAAAAGTAAAACCATCAACCGGAATTATACCAAAGGAAGTAAGGTAAATTCTGTCATCTTGTACTTCCCGCACAACACCAACAACCTCAGAATTTTCTGCGGTATCTGCTTTTGCTAATGTGAAACCGGACGTTGAGGGAATACCTGTATCTTCGTATCTAAGAATATCACCTTTCTGATAATCGTGTCCCGCTTCAATAAATTCTAACGTTAATTGAGATCCACTAACAGACCCAACAATGTTAATTTTTGATTGTATTGAACTATTATTATTACATGTCATTTGTTATTTATCTCCTAAAGTTCCGCATCTGCTTCATAATGAAAAGTTAATATGTCTAATGGGACATATCCTTGCAACAATTTCACCATCATTCCACCATCAGTACCGCCTATTGAATTTATTGAAGATTTGGTGTTCGTACTAATTCTTGACACCCCATTAAACCCCTTGGTTCCAGAAGCATTTTTCATACTTCTATTTGCGGTTCTATTGAAACCCTGATTAATCTCTCCATTTGGACCCCACACCTTAACCGAAGGGTTGGTTCTCATTTTATGTGGGAACTTACAAACAAACTCACTACTATTTGCTGCTACAATATCAAAGGAACTTGCATCCGCTTTTTGGGTATTTAATAATGTAACGGTGCCAGGATAACAATCTTTATTATATGATGTCTGATAGTAATACTCACATTTTCTGAGTTCTTCATCTCTATCAATTTCGTTATAGAATACACTACCATCTCCATCTTCCAATTTAAATTGTGCCACAGACAAAGTTCCAGCGTATTCGATTCCATTATCTTGATCGGTGAAATATACAGACATTGCACTATAAGCGTTGTTTGATGTTCCGGTTATTCCAGCAGGAGCAGCAAATGTTTTCTTATATTTTGTCCACGAAGTTGTTGGTGAAAACGTACCTAAATCAGTTCTGGTTTCTGCACTTCCATCAGCACTGCGAATAAACGACACACCCATCGTTCCACCAGCAACAGAGCCTTTATGGTAAAAAGAAAAGGACATAACTCTATCACTAAATTTGGTGGAACCCTCAAGTCGTTGATCTATTCGGTGATAATGTCCACTGGTAGATCCTGCTCCACCAGTCACAAATGCACCTTTTACATTTGCATAATAATCGGGGAACCCAGGAACTGAAGTTTGGTAATCATTAAACGATTGTTTCTGTATAGAGAAATCTCTAGTTGCTCCGCTCAACGAACCCGAAACGCACTTCCAACGATCTGCAAAATATTGATTTGCAGATGACATCGCGGATCCCACACCATTTCCTCTTCTCCAATAATACAAACTACCGTTTGTTAGATAATTTTGCATCTTACCAGTGGTGTTAGTTGGAGTGGTTGCAGAATATGATGTCAGTTCTTCTGGTCTGTCATTTTGTACGCCCCCAACATGAACAACTGCATTACTTCCATCCAGAATAGTTGCAATGGGTTTCCAATATGGGTCGCCTCCCATGTTGTTGTAAAAATCTTCGGTGTCGCTTGTAAGACCACCGTCAAGCCCAAGAATGGCAGGACCATTATTTACATTAAAGTCTACATTATCGTTATTTGTGATGAGACCAGAAGTAATAATGGTGATTGTATTCGCAGCAGTATCTTCTACGCCAGCAATACCCAAAACACTTCTGGCATTTTCATCTAATGCACTTGCTAACGTATAACCCGTTACATCTGTGGTTGAGCGAGAAATAACATCACCTGAAGTAAATCCATGTGTATTGTTAATTGCTATTCTATGAGTATTGTAAACATCCGCAGTACCATATTCACCACCAGATGCCCCATAAAGTGCCACAATTGCACTATCTGGAACTATCACTTGACCTCGGAAATGGGCAAATATACCTGCGGTTTCTCCAACCGCATACATGACCGGTTTAGATACAACTTTATCATAAGACAAACCTAAACCAGAGGGTTGTGAAGAAGATAATGCTCCCTCGCCCGTGGTGGAGAGGTAATAAACACACCCAGGAGAAAGATCGGAAGTTCCAATAACACCAGAGAAATCTCCGTGAATTTCACCAGAGAAAGTAACATCAAAATTGTCTTCGTCTAGAATTCGGGATACGAGTCCAATTACTTCTGCATTCTTTGGTTCATAATCACTACCATCACCCATAGTTGCACCTGCTACAGATGAAACATAATTAGTACCATCAAAACGAATTGCAGTACCAAAAGTAAATCCGTGTGCTGTCTGATTTATTCTTTTGTGGTTTACACCACTTGTTATTTTAACCATCCCGTTACTAAGAACAGAGGCGAGTTGATCTCGGTTATGATTATATAAACGAATCTCATCGAAGGTGGTCCCAGCACTCATACCAACATCGGTTGTATACCCTTGTCCCGGTCCTGCAAATTCTAGATAGTTGTTTGTTTCGTTTGATCCAAATTGTAGTTTGGTTCCTATAGTAGAATCAAATCTAAGGTTCTGTTCTGTAAACCAATATCCATTTTGGTTAAGCCAATATGGTCCGCTAAATCCATTTAGAGAATAAGTCTCACCACCATCCGCTGTATAACCCCCAATAGACGGACCAATTACAATACCAGCGGTTGTTCCCATTATTACTGCTGGTGTTTCGTCTCGGTTAATGTTTAGTAATTCATTCTCAAAATAAACACCACCAGTAAACACAACATCTTGTGTGAATGTCACACCCTTATCGATTATATCATTAAGTTCTATATTCAGCATACCGCCTGCTATTTCGACGGTCGCCGTAACACCTCCTCTTTCAGCCGAGGCTATATCCAAATCATAAATCTTCAGATCGTTAAGTTTCTGAATGATATCAACGTTGGTTTTTTGCCGCCAGGACTCAAACGTATGATTTATTTCAACGTCTTGGATATCATAGTTGTTATTTTCTACGCCCATTCAAAAACCTTTCGTGTATACCTTTATATAGCATTTTTTTACGAAGTAAAATTAACATCCCAACAAAAACCGATGTCTTCGTCGCAGTTTTCTGATATATCAGTCATGATATTTTTGCTATAAGAATATCGAACCAGAGGAGGACCGACATACCCCCCTTCCAAAATATCATGGTAATAATCTCTAAGGGGTGCTGGTGGGTGGACAAATCTTAATTCTCTCGGATCAACACCCTCCTGTCCTGGCCATATGTCTGGTAGTTTATATTCTATATCAATAATAGGAACAAAAACAGATTGATTTGTTAAAGAGAGAGAATCCATTGTTAGTGTTTTTATTTTATCAACAGTTTCTGTGATGTTACTACTACCAAAAGCACCAACATCTAAATTGGACGGATATTTACTATCAACCATTTCCTCTAATGATGTGGAAACGTAGGGGATATACATGGGGGATTGGGGGTGGAAAAACCGAAGGTCATCTGTTATACCAAATCCTGATGATGGTATAATTCCAAATGCAGAGTTAACTCCCAGTGCAAAATCAAACCTATCATCATAATAATATTGTTCAACAAGACCATTACCAATAAATCCTGTCATGTATCCTTTAAAATACTCTTTATCATAAAAACGATAATCCCACACAGCAGAATTTGAATTTAAAGATAGTCTATTTTTTTCTCTGTCATCCAATTGAGTCGTACTATCGGAAAATGAATCTCTAAATCCATATTTGTTAAATATGTTGAAATATTCCTTTACTGAAGGATATTCATATAATTCAATTTGAACCAAATCAATATCATCACTAACATCCACATAATTGGAAGAGTATCCCAATGTTTCTAGAAATCTAACAACTTCTTTTTTCATTATAGGAATATCATTGGTATCTACATCGTCGGTTCCGGTCGAGAGCATGAATCCCAAAAGACAATCATATGCTTCTTGCCATGTTGGTTCCCAGTCATCGTTCTCACCAAAACACCCAAACGATGTGTAATCGTATAAATCCGGATCATCGTATCCGTTTAGGCTGTGAAGAACATCTTCTGTTCCTATTGAGTATGTGGTATCATCAAAAGGAAAAGACTTGAGGGATTGAAAAAATCCCCCAACATAAGTTCCATCTCCTGGTCCATCGCTGTCACCGCGTCCCCCAAACACATATGGAGACAAACTGCCCGTATAGACTGGCACATAATGAATTCCGTTCACCTTAAAGTGTATCCTATATGCTCCGGGGGCATTATGGTTTGGGTATCCAGCAGCATTATCCAAAAGAAGATTATCTTTATCTTGACCTGGTTTCACCAATACTTCGCTAAAAGAAATTCCAAAAATATAAGAAACGTTCGGAAAGTGCCATAACAATTCTTCCGGAAATGCTTGTGGTATTGTATCGTTTATTGCATTTTCTTCATTAGGCGGATACGGATCCCCCGAGTCACTATCCGTGTCACTAAAGTTTGACATATAATATTTAACGGCAGCAGACCACCCAAACAAATCAATAGAATATTCTTGATTCAGTTCTAAAATGTAAGATACGGACCTATTCTTTGGATACACATATATTTTACCCGGTCCTATAGTGATTCTCTTGAAGTCTCTAAAATTAGAATAGTTACTTACTCCATTCCCTTCCGCCAACCAATCTCCGACACCACTAGTCCCGCCTCCAACATTAATATCACCATAGACATTATTGTAAGTATCAATAGCAGATTCTGGAAGATGCGTTGAATCATTGGTCACTTCGTACTTACATTTAAATTGAACCTCGTCAACCCAACCATTTCCCAATCCCAATTTATCCCCCTCCAACATGAGACGAAATTGATTTTGAAGAAGTGTTTGTAATTCAGTCAGTTCCCTTGCCTGTAGAACATAGCCTGGTCGGACACCAATCTGTTTATGGTTTTTATTGATGTCGTAGTTGTCGTTATTTGGGCTGTGGGTTTTGAAAAACCCAAGAGACTGCTCTCCCAATTCGGGAACATATGCCTTCTTGGTTCCTAATATATCATTTTGAAGTGTCAACGTTTAACCCCCACCATATACATTACCAGAATTAGTATCATCCTCATTGAACATTCTAGCATTAATATTAATCCCCTCTATGTATTCATATAGGGGTGTACTAGGCGGAAATGTGCATTCATAATCTCCATTGGCTAGTGCGACATAATTAGATGAATTATATTCTGTGTGTAAAAATCTAAATTCGTCTTCATTGACAATAAGATTTTCACTATTACCAGTTGGTTCATATGTCCAATAAAACAGAGGTAAGAAACCCTCATCATCAAACCCATAATAATTTTCTTTGATGTTGTTATTCACATTAGTGTGGAGATGGGTATTTTTATTTGAATCAGTAGTTATGGTTTCTACCCTATAATCAATCCCCATGGAAAGGTCTATTTGGTATCTCACTGCTCCCGGTGCATTAAAATTAGGAAATCCTGTTGCATTATCATATAAATCCATATCTTGTTCTGGTGACACTGTGTTCTCTGAATAATTCAATCCAAAAAACACAACTTTCGCCTCTGTGGCAACATCAGTCATATCCACCGACCAAGACAATTGTTCAATGCTTCCGTAATTATATCTTACAAAATATCCAATTCTGTTTTTTGGTTTAACATAAACATATCCTGGACTAATCGTCACATTGCTAGTATATGTTCTGCTTGGTGTTCCATTATCATGAAGTATGTCTGTGTGCCATAAGTACATTTCGTTTAGTTTTATTATTGAACCATTTGCATATCCAATATCTTCTGCAAAGGTTGATATTTGATTTTGAATTATAGATTGCAGTTCTATTACCTCTCTAGCCTGCAAACTATACCCTGGACGAAACCCTACTTGTAGGAAGTTCGTACTGGGAACCCATGTGTCTATGTTGGGAGCATTGAGGTTATCTTCTCTTGCCGAGAAGTATGATCTTGGTTCGGGCATATTATATTTCCTGCAAGAATACTAGGTTTGCTGCTTGTGTGTTAGATATTACTAAATCTTCATCTAGATAATTTATGTATAAGGTTTCCCCTGTGTTTCTTTTTATTTGAGAATCCTCAAATACAGGATCAGCGGACTCTATAGTAAATTTGTTGGCGGTCCAATTTCCCGAAACCATTTTTGTTTGTACACTATTAGAATTTTTGAATCCGCCGGTTCCAGAATAAAAAGAAACTTCCACATCTGCTCTCGTTTCTCCCGTATATCCAGCCGGTCTTCCGAAGTAAGTAACAACACCAGCAACATCATTAGAACCATAGTCTCTAATTTCACCACCAACATATGCAGTTTGATTTGCTCCCGAATATTCACACGTAACTCCTTTTATTGTAAATTTCTGGGATAATCTATATCCATTTCTAATATTACTTACCGTTTCACTACCAGCAACTGTATTATAGTTTCCTGCTAACATGAAGTCCTTCGCAATTCCATACACATTGAACACTCTTTGTCGCATTAAAGGTTGAATATCGTCCGCACTGATAATGATATTATACATCAATTTATCGACGTAAAGATATGAATCCGAATCTTGGCGTTGTATTGATCTGTTTTCGGGAGACAATATTAACTTGATCTTATTTTCAACTTCTTCGCTTGTATGTGATGTTGGTGTTGTTTGAACTTTTATGTTTGCAAAGTTATATCCAGATCCTCCATTATTTACTACTATACCTCCCACTACACCTTTATTTACCACTAAACTTACAGATGCAACTTTATCTCCATCTCCTATTACTTCAATGGTGGGGGAATCTGTATCAAACGTTATTGTTTCCGACAAATCAACAGATGCTCGTAATATTTTTCCAGATTTTCCTTTTTCAGAACGATACTGAGAAGTTGCTGTGCCAGTCGAATCACTTCTTATTTCTGTTATTGATGTTCTCTTCACCGGCATATAGTCAACACCATTAACCGTCTTTAAGAAGTCGGAAAGATCTCCATCTATCGTATAAATATATTTCCAAGTATATCCATCAGCAAGGGTTGTTGGAGAAGAGGATCTACCTGTAGGTTCAATGGTTGATACACTATTGCTGCTGCTTTCACCGTACGGTTTATTTTCTAAACAAACATAAACATTATCTTGAGAGTTTTTTACATAGTAAATCTTACTTTTAAGGTTTGCACTCGAATCATATATGTCATATATTATTCCAGATGTCCAGTCGTATCGTTTTACAACCTTAGCAACATTAGTTTTTTTACCGGAAACGTTTCCGAACAAAACATAAGCAAATGTTGCTGCTGATCTAGCATCTCGCTCTGCATCGATTGAATTGTCGTTTGGAGAGTTTGGACTATAACCCATAAAGAAATATTGGTTTCCGAAATTGTTCAAATATGAATCAATGATGTTTTTTTTGAATGATTTATAAGATCTGCTCATTGTTATTCCTCAGTATTGTAACGACCCAGTTGGTCCATCCGGAAGACCAACAAGAAGGGGATTGCCTGTATATTGGTCGTTGTTGCCAATATTTGGTGATTGACCTAATGCGCCAGGAGCATTTTGGAGTACCTTCACTATATCTATGGAAAGATAGTTTGCATATTGAATTTCAATATTACCAAATGACATCGCTTCTCCCAGCGTATAACCAGAATTTTCTGGAGATCCGCTTGGCCCTGTGGCGTGAGATGCCCATATGTTTGGGTGATTAAATATCATCCAGTAGTTATACCCGTAATATTGTGCAGTTTCATATCCATAAGATGAACCCGCCGTTCCATACGGATAACTTAGATTGGAATGTGCGGTAAAACCATCTTCCGGAACCAATGCAAAGGTATTTCCGTTCCAGTTGTCTCCTGTTGCCATGGCATTATATCCTTCTGGATATAAATCTACTTCTTCTTGATTATATCGGAGATTTTGAATGGTATTAAATGTGTATGGGAGGTAATGTCCTACTATTCCAAGTTCAGTTGACACAATCTCACCTTCGTCCATTCCAGTTCCACCCAACACATCATCCAATCGGGCATTTCCGAAGAATTGCAGTCCAGCGGGATGCATCATTCTCCGATATGGAGTCTCATACGAGGAGAACAGAATAGGTGTTATTCCACCATCGTCCCCGCTAGAACCAACGGAAGCAATGTCTATTAGGTATGAATAATCTTGCCAAACATTACTATCCTGAATGACTGCTCTACCACTCAATACTCTATCGTCTGGATTATCACCATACCCTAATGGTTCATAATCAACGTCTTCTTCTTCGTTGTCACCATACGGAACAACAGATTCTGATTGTAAAATGTAAACATCGGGACTATAATTTTCTAATATGTTGCGTTTGGAAAACAGAAGTGTTCGTTTAGTTACAATCTCAGAATTTTCTTGTTGTGATTTATTTTCGTAAAGAGATGCACTTTGACTAAATTTTTCATCATAATAAGATAAAGAATCAAATGTATTTCTTGGAATGAATGTCCCATTTTCATCTTTTGTAAACAAGAAAGATATACCAGCATTATCATTACTGCCAGAGAATGAAGACTCCCCCCATGAGCAACCTACAACTAACGTCTTATCCTGTAGACTAACAGACCACCCAAACAAATCATCATCCTCCAACAAACTACTCGAATAAACATCATCGATGTTTATTTTTTGACTGAAGTCCCAACTATCGGCTATTATATTATATTCATAGATAAAAATTGATCCCCGTTTGTTTGTTCCCGGTGCAACATTTGCGTTTGGATCTTGTTGTTCGTATGGACACCCTATTATTAAATTAACATCGTTCATCGAAACAGATCTACCGAAAAGAGAATCTGCATTTAATTCAAATCCCCCTATATCAGAGGAAAAATTACTTTGTATGTTTGAATGATAGTCCCATATACCGGTAGATTGGTTTTTTGTATATAAAAAGACTCGTCCACCAATATCAAGAGGACCAAATCTACTTTTAGTCGGAGCCGAAATCGCCATCCAAATATCTGTAGCCGATATTGAGTATCCAAAACTATCGTCTAATATATGCGATTTTGTTATTGTTTGTTTATGAGTCAAATCAGAACCAGAAACATCATAGACATCGACTTTAGGCTCAACTAATGTTAGGTTTTCTTGTGGATGAGAACCACTCGAAACAAACAATTCTGAAGAATTAGATTCTAATTTACAGCCGAAATATGATCTATCATATGTTGTCCCATAGGTGTGTCCGACATAACCTAATGAGGTGTTTAATATAACAACACGACCAGCATCTAATGTTTCGCCATGATTTGCTGTCGGGTATCCAACAAAAATATAATCACCATTTTTTTGTGGTGTTGGATTTAAATGATCACTTACTAGTAAGTAAGTATCAGCATCATCCAATTCAACATAAAGACTATCAAGTTCATTATTATTTGTAATCTGATCGATGTTTCCATATGAATCAAAACTGATTCCTAATAAGGTTTTAAACGGAGTTCCAAAATGTACCACATCTTGAGAAAAATCCAATATAGACAAATTATCAAACGACTTCATATTTACTTTAGTGAAGGCGGAATATTCTTTTATGTCGGGACATAACTCTGACATTTTAGTTAATGAATATTCGCTATTCCAATATAATTCATAACCAGAAATGCAAAATGGATCTTCAAAAACATCACACGGCGGCAATCCAAAATCGAATCTGCTTAGTGTTCTTTCTTGTATTGAATTATAATCAGTCAGGCTTTCCCAGTCACCCGTTGCACTCAATTTGTTTTGAATTTCATTAAGTTGATTTACAAATCGTTCGCCATGGGAATAAGCACCAACCAGGATGGGGGCATCGTCTTCTAGTCGTTGAATAAAGTATGGCGAAGAGGAGTCTCCACCAACATATGTATGAGGATAATCGAAAGACGCTCCTATACCACTTTCAATAAAATCATCTAGATGATCCGGATACTGATTATACATGTATGCATAAAATTTACAATCATATAAATCGTCGGAACACCCGCCGAAGTTTAACGAAACAATACTAATTCTATGATCCTGATCACATAAAAATGCTGGATATGATTGAATAACATCCTTTAAAATATCCTCGCCCAGTGATACGGGGGGTAAAAATAAAGGGAATTTAAAAGCGTCTATAATATTGTGGGATTCTTCTATGTCGTTGCAGGGTGCAGAAGGGCAATTGCCTGTGAATTCATATGTTCTGTTGATTTTATCTGATGATAATCCAAATGTCGTACCACCAACATACTCGTCAGGATCATTGATGATATTTTGATCGGATGTTTCAGCGCACGGGCTGCATGAATAATCACCTGCATCATAACCTGCATCATTCAAATAATCTTCCCAATTAAACGGACCATACACCTCGGTCCAGGACACCTTTGCTATAAACAATTGTCCGCCGAGACCAGATCCTTCCCAATGATGTGTCGCACTATCTCCTAATTCCCACACATTTTCAATTAACGCCTTTTGAGTGAACACCAACCCACCATCACTCTGTATCATAAATTTAACAACGGTATCTCGGGGCCCATACACACCCCCATAGTGATTTATTCCTAATATAATGTTCGGAGAAATCAAAACATATCTGGGTCTACCACATTCGTTACCGCAACTTGCTAACCCATTTGGCACTTCTGGATTTGTTCTATTGTATTCTCTAACACATGACAAGTTTGGACGATAAATTGGAATCGTACCTGCTCCAGATACGCCAGAATAAAGTTCATCTTCGTAACTACCTATTTCTGAGTGTGGGTGGGAGCCGGTCGCTGGATCAAAATAATCTCCACCCAAATATAAATTTAAATTTACCCCCGAGGGGGTTACTCCATTCGCCGCATACAGATAATAATCATGTCTGTCTGGCCAATACCAGCCACCACTCACCCCAACTTTGTCGCTATAACCAGCGTCACTGCCAGGGTTGGTCACAGTAGTCTGAGAGAAGAATACCATCAATTATCACTCCCAACATTCCAAACACCATCTGAAAATCTCAAGATTCTAGTCTTCGGTAAACTTAGTACGACTTTGTTAGAGTTAGAACCAATTGGTGCAAACAAACTTCTGAAAAAGAAATTAATACCATCTTCAGTAGACTTTGATTGATATAATTCTCGCACATGCTTCAACAGCAATCGGATATTTATTATAGACTCAGATGGATCGGACCAATTCAACTTCAGGGACTCGGGATAATTTCGTGCCAGCATCTCTTTGTAGTATTTCAAGAATCTCTCTTCTGCCAAATCAATATCTCGCAAACTCATGAGACTGCTGATGTTATTCTCTTCGTGCAACCAATCATAAAACGATTTAATGAAGAATGTAAATTTGGGATATCGTTCTCTTATACCCGATGGAAGTGCCTCTTCCACAAAAAATTCAAATCTCTTCTTTCCGTACGTTACGTTTTCCTCTTCACCTTCTGTCAGTGATCGAGTAGTATATTCTTCCCCCAAAGGAAGTTCGGTATCTGTTCTAATGTCCTCATATATCTTTTGGATATTAGACTTTTGTGCAAGAGTTCCTAAATTATCTTCTGAAAATATAAACATCATATTTCATCCATAATAATAACTTCAATGTCGTTTAACCAACCAGGTTCTCGATGAAACAATATGTTTCTCTTTGATGATATGTTGAGTGATTTGGGTTCAAAGTATATGTTGAATGTTTCCGTTGCGAATACATCTCGCAGATATATTACTCCTGTTTTATAATCATACGTACCTATTGAATCTTCTAAAAGAACATCAGAACCATCTTCAACATACTTGTAAATATCAATTTGACCATCTGCACCATTCTTGATATAATAGACTGAGCCATCATTTGGGTATGACGAATGTGCAAATCTACTGGAGTATAGTGATTGACCTACTTCGTTCCTGACGTTTTGCTGATTTACCAATTCTTGACCAAAATCAAAGAGATAAGAACCAGAAGGAGATGATGGCCCACTGGATTGCACTAGTTGTAAGTAATACCCAATACCTACAATACCCGCATCCAAAGCAGTTATGTTGCTGTTTATGTTTTCATAAGACAAACTATCCCCCAACAATCCAAATGTGTGGTTCGCTGTAAGATATACTTTAATCAAATCTCTCAGTTCTTCTGAAGTTTTGGATGTAGCAAAATCATCGTAATCTACAACAAAATTCTTAAAATGCACTACGTTAATTTTTGGGTCAATATATTCTGGGAGTATAGACACGACGGATTTTTCTTTCAATGCTGATATAATTTCCTGAATGTCTATGTCAGAATCTTGCGTTGTGCTAACGAACACTCTACCATATCGGGGAGGATTGTTCTCTTCTCCTCCCCACACACTAATAGATGATATACTACGAAGATCATTTACTATTAAAGAATAATAATCAGTCTTGGTAACGGCACGATTTTGTGCTTGGAAAAATGCTGGAGCATATTTTTTAACATCTGCAACGGTGTCACCCCTAAATCCGCCCCGAGCAGATTTGATGGTAGAAACAGACAGACCATTCACTCCTTCAAATGATACCAGACCATTATCAGAAGCACCATTACCACCTCGTAAATATTGAAGTTTTGTTGTTGATGTTGATGGGACACTCTTCCCAAACACACCATCACCAAAAGTAATTTTATAATAACCGTCATATACTAAATCTACAAAGAAAATTCTATCATCACCCGTCAAACCAGAAACAATATTATCTGCTTGTGAGTATGCAATGTTAATTCCGTTCTCCTCAACATAGACCCTCAATGTGCTAGTGTCAACATCTAAATCGCCTATTACTGTATTGTTTTGTTGGTTGAGTTGAGGATTGTCACTCTTGCTTCCATATATTTCAACATTAGCGGTTGTCCCGGCACCCATCGTGAATCCGTTTCCCCAATAAAACCAATTAGCATTTGATGCTTCTGCTATTTTGTGTCCCACTGGTACATCATATTCTCCACCTGCGGGTGCAGTTATTTCCACCTCTGCGACAGCACATCTCTTTGATTTGGGCACATATCCGAGCATCTTAGCAATTGATGCAACATTATTTGGATTTGTCGCTGTGTCCAAAAACATTTCATTTGCTATCATGTTAGCATAGAACGAATAGTACATCGTGTTGTAAGACAGAACATCTAGAAGAACCGACAAAGCAGATCCATCAAAATCATAATCGGTAAATAAAGATTGTGTTTCTAGATACGACTTCAAACTAGATTTGATATCATTGAAATCCAATTTAGTCAAATCAACATCCGACAAGTTAACAGGACTTGTTAGATTAGAATTAGATGGTGCTGTGTATTCTGTTGCCATTACCTATCCCTTTGTAGAACTATTGATACTTCTTGGTTGGCATTCAATGCCGTGAATGCTACTTCAATAACTGTATTGTTTAATGTGTCTTTTTTGACTTTGAGTTTTGTCTTTCTTGCTCTTGGTTCAAATTTATTAACAACATTTTCCGCTGCATTTATATAGGACAAATGTCCTGCGAAGATATTACTAGCATCCGGTTCAAACATTGCACCTCTGGAACCTCCGTTTAAACTATGGTTAAAAGGTCGTTCATATTTGTTTGTTAGTAATATGTTAGTTATGGATTGCTCAACAGCATCTGCATTTGTCTTCAATAAAATATCTCCTTTCTCATAAAGCGGTGACACTTCAAAGTTTAAATCAAAATCAACGTATTTTTGAATTTCTTGTGGCATTTATTGTATCCTTTAATCTATTAATAATGGCGGTTCGTCCGGTTCGTCGTACCATCCGGGTGGAGGTAATGGGTAATCTTCACCAAGTACGTATGCCGTTTCCTCCTCGGATTCTGTGGAGTTTAAACTTGATCCTGAATAATATCCAGCAATTTCTCCATAGTTGTTCCATTGATATCGTGAGAAGTTTTGCCACACACCTTCTTGTAATGCAGAAGAAACAAAACCCAAAGAAGGTTTGTTGCCGTCATTAATGGCATCATAAAATTTTTGAGATATAGTTTTACCTTCCACATCAATGTTTTCATAATTGACATCATCCACACCAGAAGAATTGGGTTCAGACGGTATGTTTGGTATATCTCCTAAAATTCCTCCCAAACCTTCATCACCAATGCTGCTACTATTTTTAGAACGGAAAAATTCATAATTACCTGGATTTAAATACCCGGGTATATCTAAGTCTCTTGAAAATAATGAAGAAGAACCTTCGCCACTACTGGAAGTATCGTCAAACCCTCCTAGTGATTCCATTCCCCCACCAAACATTCCACCAGAACCAGCATCTGCACCATCTGTTTTATATTCACCGACCCATTTATTGTTTGTATTTACTAAAATGTTATTTCCCATAGTTTCCGGGTTGATAGATGAGTAAGGAACATTGAAACCATCACGACACAACTCTACACTCATTGTGTGTTCGTTGTTTGATGTTATGGTGTGTTTGATTGCACTTATCATATATTTACCAGACATATATTCACCCTGCTCTAGATTTACTTCTGCATCACTCATAGCAGTAATTATAGGAATATGTAAATATATAATTTCTCCTGGTTTTCTTTTGAGATTACCAGACATTTCAAGTTGAACTTGCTGAGATTTAAATAATTGATATTGTGCATTTCTCAATAAAGGCACCCACGGATCAGTGTTCCAGTACCGAGAAAACGTGCTGTTATACTCAAGATATTTTCCAAAATTCTTTTCTCGGCTTGCTATTGGAGAATTTTGACATGGACATGTACAGGTCGGTCCCTCCGAGAATAAGCCAGGAAACATTTCGGTCCAGTCCAAAGAAGCACTCTCCGAATCCAATTCCATCAGATTCATAAAATCTTCATCCTTAGAACAGATGTCTTTAAAGAAAGACAACTCAGCATTCGTGTGTGACTTCTTTTTTGCGGTCGGGGTAGCGCGCTGAAGAGAACCATAATACCAATAGTCTCTTGTTGCGCAACCCAAATATTCTGGACCCAATATAGATTCTATCATAGAACACTCATCTGGAATTGCTGCTGCAATATTTGCCAATTCAGAACAGGAAGGTTCTTTATATGGAGGAACACCGCCTATTTTATAAAAGTCCAAACCAGTTGATGTTGTAAATGGATCATCATCTTCCCCCGAGGTATACATGAACGAAAGAGGACTAGAGCATGATGTTGATTTAAGTGCGTCTTTATAGTCCCACATTCGTTTTCTTAGGAGGTAGTTATAAAAATGTTCTGTAGTTTCGGTGATTGCTTTTTGAATAAACATCACATCTTTCAGTGTGCATATGTCAAGACTTGTGTGGTTGTAATGATTATAAAAACTTGTTAATGGCGATTCGTCAATTACGTTGTACCCGTGTTCATAATCCCTTGGGGACGTTACGACCTGTGGTTTGAGAATGTTAGTCAACGACGGTTTTAATGCTTCTTCGTTGCCAGTTGTGCTGCTAATAATGGGTTCATTTTCAATACTTTTCCATTTACTCCGGTCCCGTGGATAATAATAAACGTAAGTATTTTTATCGATGAGATAATTAATTTCTTCTCTACTCATTTCAAAGTTGATTTCATTTTCTTCAAACGCACTAGAATCCACTAAATCCAAACGAGGTTTTACCCAATACCGATACAAAGAACCAAAAACTCCCTTACCAAGCAAATGAAGCATATCAACAAATTGAGTAACTTTCATTCCATTTACTCTGTTATATTTTACATATGACGGCTGATGGTCCACATCAGGAGTAAACACAAACACTTTATCTGCATTAATGAGAGAGTTGGTGTTTTTCGTTTGACTTTCTTGTGCGGAAATTAAACCTTCAACTGAGCGAAAATGAATTCCGTCTAAATCCTGCCAGAAGAAATGATTTACTGCATACTTATTATCAATACTTTGTGCATAATATTTGCATTCGTTAATAACGCTATAAAGACTTTCTGTTTTGTAACTCATTATTTTGGAACTGGTCAGTGGAAAAAATTGTCTATACCAAATAGTATTTTTTGTTCCCTCAATATCAAAAGGTACTTCGTCAGCCTTTGCTATCCTTTCCCGGACAACATGATTAACAAATCCTTCTTTCTCATAATCAAACATTTTGTTATCACATTCATTTGTATCATTGATGGTTGGGTTTTCTGTTTCACTTATAGGAATATCTGTTCCATAGCCGCGCAGCCGAGGGTCAAGGTGTTCCCAATCTGACCCAGGTGTTGTTTCTAATTCGCCTCCTCCAGATTCTTCTGTGGTCACAAGGAAACTAGATTCAAAATTTTCAGAAGATTCGGTCTTTGATATTTTGCCAAAGAATTCATCAAACACATGGTCGGATTCAATTTGATTTAATATAGTATATGACGGAGATGCAAAATATAGTGCATATCCCTTAATGGACGGATTTTCTTTTGGTGTAATCGTGTCCACCTTATACACAACAGTTTTTACGCTGTGTAATTTTCCCGCATCATCCTCATTGGAACCTCCTGAGCGAATTCCCACCCTGAGAACATCCCCAGGAGAAAATACGGAATTGATACCAGTGTTTTCAACGTCTTGTACGAGTATTGCTCCACTAAGAAAGGGCGTGAACAGACTTTCATATACGACCAACCTTTCAAACATGGGTTTTTCGCCTGCAAGAAAGTCAGTTTCTGTCTCCTCATCAATGCTTGATTTATGTAAAAGGGTAGCCTCTTCAACAAGTACTTCCTTTGGATAGTTCTTTCCTACAGCAGCCATAAAATCATCTACTCGTTATTATTTGTTTATTGTCAGTTGGGGGTTTATTAAACACCTTGGACATTTCACTAAGAAGAGGTTGTAAAAGTTTTGCATCTGGAATTTTAATTCGTCGTAAAGAATCATTATGTTCTATCTCTTCCTCTTCGACATTCATTGATCTGTATCCCATATCTTCTCCAGCAGACCACGAATTACTTCCGCTGGCACCCAAGAAAGAACCCAATATAGTATCTTTAAATTCCCTATCCAACGGATTGAAAGATACATATGATGATAATCCAGGTCTGGGTGCATTAGACGTTAATACTTTCCCGTCAGGATCCTTAAATTTAGTTACGCTATCTTTGGTTTTGTTGGTTCTTTTTATGAAAGTATTTTTATACACAACTTCGTAAGAACTTCCATCTTTTTCGATTACGGCAAAATTATCACCAGCAGAAAATGTTCCATTTTCTTTATCCGTAAGAAATCTAAGTTCATGTCTTTCTGGAATAAATTCAACCACTTGAAAGGATTCAAGTGTCTCTGTATATGAATCAGGCAACGAACCATCTGATTTGAGTTTAACAATAATGTCCCCAACCCGAGGGGCCCTCACCTGTGTGAACGAAGAAAAAACTTCACCCGGTTCATCAAAAAACAAACTACCCATCGTTCGGTATTGAGTTTCTTGCCAATTAACTATAGAATCTCTATCCCGAGTCATTTCTGTGAATGGGTTTGTTATTCCATTAAACATCAAAATAGCCCAATACCAATAGGGATTTCCACGATATAATCTTGATGATATTATCTCTGGTGTGTCGCCGGGCATCACATCATAGTATGTAAAACTACGGGTAGTACTTTCGTCAAAATTAACACTAACCCGCTTAAACACATTGACACATCTGATACTTTTAACATTACTGCCTTTAAATGTGTATCTTGTTTTTGGTAATATCTTGAAGTACATATTTTTTCCTATAGTTGACCGGTATTAGGAGATGGAATTGTGTCAGAGACACGATTGTTGAGTTGAACTTCTTTAATGCCTATGGTCATTCTCGCAGCGGTGGGCGAACCATCCTCAAACACCTTCACCACACCTTCTGCACCATAACTAACATCAAAGTTCGTTACTACTGCTTTTCCTATACGGGGAAATATATCTGTATCTGTTCCTGCTGCATAGTATTTTACCTTCAATTCATCAGGAAAAATAAACCGAAGATTGTCTTCTGTTAAACTTGGATGCGATGCGTTACGAAACGCTTTAATTATATTGTTCATTGCTAAGGATTCACTAGAACTTCTCGGCATCATTTCTATACTAAAAGTAAAAGAACGAAATTCAGGCTGGGAAAATAGTTGCTCTTCTCTAATGTTTGGAGATGTTCGGGTGAATGCGGATATCATATTAGACATTGCACTACCTTTAGATGCCCGCTGTAACATGTTGGTTATCATGTTTGCTGCACTCGCATTATTACTTCCAGGCAGACTTACTTTGGATGAGTCACCACCACCACCAAACAACTTTGCCATTTCATTTACCCCACCCCCAGATATGAGAATATCCCCGAGAATACCATAATTTGCTGTTTGATACGAAAAACCATTAGATTCTGATATGGCAGCGGGAGAACCAATATAAATATCATAGGTTGGATCGCCATATATTTCAACCCCATCACCCCCCTTTTCTCTATCACTGAAATTGAAGGTAGTCTTCGAGAAATGAAAACCAATACAATGCTTCCCCTCTGTATAATCATCTGGAAAGAAAAATTGTGTCATATGAGATACCCCTATGCCGTATAAGACAAAATATACGCCTAATAACCCTTCTAAGTATATAGGCGATACTACTAAAATAATTTGTCGTTCTTTGTGGGAAAGACGTTTTTGTAAATATCTTGATGAAAACGTTAATGTGGTTCGTTGGGGAAGCGAAGAACTCATCATACCATACTACTCTCCGGTAGATAAAAAAATGCACCGATACTATCCAGATTTCTATGTTGAAACGAAACAACCCAACAATCAAATTAAAACAATGGTCATTGAAATAAAACCGGAAAAACAAACAAAAATACCATCAAAAGGCAGGAAGAAAAAGAATACATATTTAAGAGAATGTATGACATATGAAGTAAATCAAGCAAAATGGAAACACGCTACTATGTATTGCAATAAGCAAGGTTGGGAATTTAAAGTTTTAACGGAGAAAGACATCAATGTCTCTTGATAGGGTTCTAACTACATTTGGTGGTAGGATATTAAAACCAACGCATTACGAAGTGTTGCTGGATACCCAGGGTCTGAATATTGATTATTTAAATGCTTCCGACTATGTTCCCGCCAACGGAAATCTAACTTTATACGCTGAGACTATTAATTTTCCTGGCAGACAAACTCTAAGTAAACAAAACACTACGTTTGGTGCGTCTAGAGAAATTGGATATGATTCTGCATTTTCTGGAGAAATATCTATCGTATTTCGCTACACAGATAATATGCCTAAAGGGGCTGCCGGAATAAGGAACATGTTTGAACAATGGATGAACTACATTGCGCGTCCAGACAGCGGTGAAGTAGGTTATTACAATGATTATACTACTAATATGACAATAAATTTATACCCAACAGATGACATGACCAACAAAGCAATTGAATTAACAATAAATGAAGTGTATCCCAAGGTTGTCTCTGATATAGAATTGGGACATAATTTGTCAGATACATATTTAACAAACACCGTGAATTTTGCTTACAGACATTATAATTATACAAATTACTCACATCATTCCCCCGGATTTTAGTATACGGGCACCAGTGAATAGAAACAGAAATGGAGATTGAACATGAATTCAAAACTAACTAAAATTATGGACAAAATGACACCCCAATATAGCATCAAATTACCCATCAGTAAACAGATGGTTAATTATCGTCCTTTCTTAGTCAAGGAAGAAAAATTGATGCTTATCGGTATGGAAGACGAAGCGAAGAATAACATGAAAGCGCAGTATAGAATGATACAACGTCTGCTTGAAAGTTGCACTGATTTGGACGACATTGAATCTCTGCCCCTATCTGAAATTGAATTGCTGTTTTTAAAATTAAGATCTAAATCGGTAAACAACATGGTGAAATTAGATTTAAAAACGGAGGGCAGTAAGAATATTGAATTTGAGGTTGATTTAGAAACCGTTGAAATAACAGGCGAAATGCCTGATCCTAAATTAATGATAACAGATGAGGTTGGTGTATTGATGACTCCGCCCACTTTATATTCCTTACTACAAACAAGCGACGAAAATCAAAATCCGTTCGATGAAATATTGAATGTCATCAAGACTTCTATAACACAGATATTTACAGAAGATTCAATCATCAAAAAGGAAGAATTGTCTACCGATGAAATGGGAGAATTTGTAGATAATCTCCCCGCATCTAGTCTAGAAAAATTGTCAGAATATTTTGACAAACTGCCCAAACTTCAAAAGGAAGTAGAATATAAAGTAGGAAATAAAAAGAAAACCTTAATGTTAGCAGGTATCAACGATTTTTTAGTCTGAGTTTATCTCATATGACGCTGGGGGCATACTATGAGATAAACTTTGCTTTAATGCAACACCACAAATATTCATTGTCCGACATTGAAAATATGATTCCGTGGGAGAGGGAAGTATATTTGAATTACCTTAAGGTTTGGTTAGAGGAAGAAAAACAAGCACGCGAACAAGCAATGAAGAGATAAAAACCATGCCAGATTTTAATCAACAATTTGAAAGATTCCGAGAAGAGTTTAGTCGTCAAAGACAAGAATTCGCGGAATCAAATCACACATCTAATGAAAATGAAAAACAAATATTAGGGAGTTTAAAAGAACTCACAGACCTCGCCAAAATGCAAATAATGCTAGAGGAAAAAAAACAAAAAAAAGACAAAGCAGAAAAGAGAGAAGATTCCATTGAGGGCGCACGAAAAAGAAAGGACGATGAAAAGAGCAAAAAATCAACAGAAGAATCAACAAGCATTCTCCGAGAACTTAAAAACAGATATTTTGCTTTATTCACTCCAAAAATTATAGGTGCTGCAATAGGTCTTGGTATTGCTGATGCACTCACCGAATTTAATTTGCGTCAGGCAGGATTTGCTGCCCGAGTTCTAAATGATATGCAAAAAGGTCTTGGCATAGGAGGAAAGGTATCCCAAAGTATAAAGCATGCGGGAAAACCCAACGTCATCCCCTTCCCGCTTAGTGAACCTGGTGCGGCAGCAAAAACGTTCGGAAAGTCTCTCAGGGGAGTTTCTTCTATATTTAAAACTTTTACTAAAATATTCAAACCACTTTTAAGTATATTATCAAAGGCTGCTCTTTTCTTAACCCCAATTATAGCCGTGTTTGAAGGTTTTATTGCAGGATTCAAAAAAATAGCAGAAGGTGGAGATATGGCAGATGCTGTCGTTTCCTTCTTGGGTGCTGCTATTAAGAGTCTGACTATTGATTTCATAATGGGTCTGAAGGATCTCTTTGTTTTGACTTTCCAGGTTATTGGAAGGTTGATTGAGAAAATACCGGGTGGTGCTTGGTTAATGGATTGGTTTGGCTGGGGACCGGAATCGAGGAAAAGAGAAAGCGCAGAAAATGCCAGAATAAGAAAGGAGAATAATGTTGCTGGGAAACATATGTTAGCAGCGAGCGGTTTGAGTGATGCTGCGCAGGAATTATATTGGGCTACAAAGAGCGATGAAGAACGAACCGAATTCGAAGAATCAGCAAAGTTTATGCAGGGTCTTGAGAATATGGAAAATAAAGTTCAAGAGACAATGAAAGCCCGCATTGCGAGAGGAGAAGATCCCGAAGAAGAAAAAGTTCGTGAGCGCGCGATGCGCAAGTTGTTATTAGAAAATGGTGAATTCAGATCAAAACTACAGGAAGATCAGGTGGAAAGGATTGGACACCACTATCCACCGCCGCATGAGGCAGCGATGTCAATGAATATACAAAATGTTCCTATTGTTGAATTGATAGACATGTATGGTGAGGATTTTATCAATAAACATAAGAAAAATTCAGAAGAAACATTGAAAAGATTGGGCCCAAATAAAACAGAGATTGACACATTGAATCGCCAATCTGCCGAGAATGCAAAAGAAGAAGCAACCGGTGCTGCTAAACTAATCAAAAATACCTTACAGGGCATGACAGAGGGATTCGGTGATGTTTTAAATCCTGATGACATGCTTGAAATACCACAAGAATTCAAAGATAAAATGGAAGAGTTCACAAGGGGTATTGCAGGAAAAATTTCAGAGGTTGGTAGAAATGCATTAGACATGTCAACAAATTTAGATCCAATGGCAATGATTGCATCTGTGTCTCACGCTTCGAAGCGAGGCGCGGCGAGAAATTATGGATTTACAAGTACAATTAAAGATAGGTTTAATGATCCGCATAAAACACATCCAATGTTTCCTGGTCTACCCGTTGGTCTACCCGGTGGTCTACCCGGTGTTCCTGGGCATATGCCCGGCGGAATGCCCAGTCTGCCCGGTGGTCTACCCGGTGGTCCCTGGATGCCCGTTGGTCCACCATACCCGACTATGGGTCCGGGTGTGGGTGTGGATAATCAAGGGCAACATTTAATGTCTATGTCAGCAACAAATTCAATGACAAATAATATGCAACCGCCAGTTGTTGTGCCTATCAACAACACATCAACCAATCAGGTAGTACACAATAGTTCATCTAATACTACTTTAGCATTAGGAAATATTCAGAACGAATCTCGTTCTATTATGTCATCAATGCTGTCTGATGGATTACATGAAAGTTTAATATAAAAACAGGGGGGAGTTGCCTCCCCCCTGTTCACCGAACCCTTCGTGTATTACATAAATTAATCGCTGTTATTTGCTAACTTTTCAAAATACGAAAGGTTATCCATTTCTTCTCCTGCACCAACTTCGGGGGCAGAAGGTTCAGTGGAGAAGTTTGTTGATTCTGCCGTAGTCTGAGCAGCAGAATCAATTGCTCGGATATCATTACCGATAACCCGGTTCATCTTTTCTTTCAACTCGTCATATGACTTGAAGTTACTTGGATCAGTAAACTCACTCAGGGCGTACTCAGATTTCCAAGTTTCTTCGAGTTGTGCGTCATCGTCAGAAAGAGCAGATGAAGATTCGAATTCGCTCTTGTCGTAGTTGATGAAACCTGCAACCTTGCGAACCTTCAACTTGAAGTTTGCACCTGCCCAAAAATCAAATGGGTTAATTGCTTCTTCGTCTTCGAATTCAGGTTTCATTGCTTCCTGAATTTTGTCAAAAATCCTCTTCCCGTACTTATACAAGAAAATCTTACCCTCGTTTTGAGGGTTCGCGGGATCACTCACAACGAGAATATTAGACACATAATGCAATCGACGCTTACGAGCGCGTGCAATGTCCTTGTCGGATTCGTTGCCACTATTCCAAAGTTGACTATTCATCTCTGAAACTGGGTCGTTCTCACCAAATGTAGTACGAGAATTTTCAATGTACCAACCACCTGGTCCTTTGAATCCATGACTATAGTACTTTGCCCATGGAAGTTCTTCTTCGCCGGGAGCAGGAAGAAAACGAATCACAGCATAACCATTGCTGGATTTATCCAACTCTGGTCGCCAGAACCTATCATCCTTGTAGTCGGTTTTGTTTAGTTCCTCAATCTTCTTGGTCAAATCACCAATACTATTCTTAGAACGTTTCTTAAAATCTGAAAATGATGCCATGTTTAGCACTCCTTTGTTTATGACAGGAACTCCCTGTCTCTAATTGATATGAGGGAACTCCCCTCGTTCCATGTAATTATAATTGATATTTTTGCTATGTCAACCCAGAAAGGGCAGAGTTGATGTATTTTCTTTAGGGATGAGATTTATTTCTTGACCTTCTGTTTTTATCTTTTCAATTATCGGTTTAGAAAGAAACCTAGATGCTATAACAGGATCTAAATCATACTCTTCACATACCACAAGAACCGCATCTATATACATACCTCCGTTAGATTCTGCATTTTTTTCAACTTCAGAGGATATGTTAGATAAATCTTCAACAATCATTTTAGACTCCCTAATAAAATATATATAATAGTAGTATAACACGGAGAAACACTAATGTCAACAGGTATTACCAACGATAATATTCCAGTCGGTGCTGGTCTTAGTTACGATATAGCATCAGACTTCAATACCTCTGGTATTTCTGCTGATGTGCATGTACCAATCAACAAAATGTCTTGGGGTGGGAACACAATCACCAACCGAGTGACTGAACTATACCCCCTTCCCGTCCAGATGTTCTTTGCTACGGGTGGAGGTTCTACTGGTGCTATTGTTGGAGAAGATGGTTCCATTAAGGTAGATACTGGAGCCATTACCATAACAGGTCCAGTAGGAATTACAGGTCAACTCGGAACCACATATGGAGTTCCTGTTCGTAGAGTCAATGGTGGTCCTGTTGGATATACTGGTAACTTGGGTTATGTGGTAGATGCTTCTATTACTGGTTCTTCAAACATCGATACCATTTCAGTACAAGGTATATCAGGAGCGTTTCCCGTTGGTATTACTGTAGGTACTCTGGATACCGCACGACTAACGTTTGGTCCTGTTGGATATACCGGCAATCTTGGATATAGTTATGATCCAGCAGTAACAGGTTCGGTCAATATTGACAGCGTATCTGTACAAGGAGTTTCCGGCGGACACTTGGTTGGTATAACTGTAGGAACCATCCAGTCATACAACACAAGAATACTTAATAGTGCAGTAGGATATACTGGAACTAGTGTCACTAGCACCGACTTTGTTACAATGCAAGGCATATCATCTGGTTACCCCGTTTCAGTTACCGGTGATGTAGCAGTATCAGCAACTGATCTGGATATCCGAGACTTGACATCTGGTACAGATAGCGTCTCCGTCTATAGTTCAGATGGTGGAGCAACACTAGCAGTAAACTTAGCACAAGTTGCTGGCTCCAACATAGGAGTATCTGGCGATGCCCTTAAAGTCGCAGTGACTAATGCGGGTTTGAGTTTACAGGCAGATATCGGAGCAGAAGTTTATGTTATGAATCCCACTGGAGCAACACAGGGTCTCATTGTAAGTGGTAGTACGGATATTAATGCCGAACCGGTACACATTACACCAGATGGTGGATCAATAATTGTAACAGCAACCAATTTAAACACAAGAAACTTAAATTATGGTACGGATAGCGTTACTGTTTCAGAAACTAATCTTCCTACAATATCAACCAATGTTAGTTCAATTAAAAACTCTGCAACTAATATTAACAGTTCTATATCAAAACAAACAACTTCAATAGAAACTCTTAAATCTACTGTTGACGGGTTGCAGTCTTTGATTTCCAATTTGAATTCTACTGTCTCAACCATTGAAGGCAGAAAGAGAATGCATGTTAGTGCAATGACTAACGTTCCAAGCACGGTGTCCAGTGGTAAAGCAGTTGTTTCCCCGACAGGAACGCAGTTGAAAACTCCTGGAGTAGTTTCCCTGACTAGTGGAGTTTACATTAAGTCGAACGCAGGAAACTCAGCAACCGTTTTTGTTGGAGATGCCAAAATTCTTCAATCTGCATCTAACGGATATCCACTAGAAGCAGGTGAGCAACTATTCCTTGCGGTTGATGATCCAGGAAATATATATGCTATATCTTCGACTGGTAGTCAGGTTCTTCACTTTGTTGGATCTTGATTATGAGGATTCAAAACAAAGCAATATCCTCTAAGAAAAAGTTAAATCAATCTGAAACAACATTTAGACCAGATAAAACATTTATCTTCCATGGTATTCGCTTTCAAGAATTAATGAGTGATTTTCAGAGTGAAGAAAAAGAAACATATCTCACAATAAAACCCACTATACTCAACTATGGTTCCAGCGGTGATATGATTTTTGATTTTTCAATCGCAATGAATCATGATCGTGAACGAATTCAGTTATTAAGATTTTTCCGAGATATGCCTCAAGGTGCAACATTCGCTATGAATTCAACAGACTATTTTGATCCATACAAAAATCTAGATTTCACTACCGACGTTAATGAATCTGGAGATGTTCTATCTGGAGATTATACAGTTTCTAGATTTGAAAAAGGAAAGTTTTTATTGTTTGCAAATAAAGACGAATGGGAAAACCAGAAAATTGATAGGTTTATAGGAAAATATTTCATACAAACACCTCAATTACATAAAACAACATTTCAAGAAATTGAAGTCACCGGAGATTTCTATTATGCAATTGAAAATCGTATAGGACATCCAGCAGAATCATTTCAGTCGTACGACTTTTCAGAAAATGATATAATTGAAATTATAAACACTCAAAGTAATAACGGAAATTTTAAAGTTAAAAAACTAGAAGTGGATAATGTAACAGGATTTGAAAAATTATATCTCCAATCCGACAATCAAAATGTAACAAAGGAAGATTTAATTGGCGAACCTGTTATCATAAAGAAAATGATAAAGGATGAAAAACCAACACTTCCTGCTTATGTCGCACCTGAAGTAAATCAAGAACGAACAATATATTGTAGTCTTCTTGACGTTAAATTTAAAACCGAGGACACGTTGTTCGGTCAAAAGTTTTCTGTTGATACTGGGCGAGGTTGGCGGAAAAGAGGAAACATAGTAGTGGGTAGAGGTAATACTTATAGATTTAAATTCTCTACCAACACACCGACTATCGATATAAGTTCTATACCAGATGGTACGCACAACAAAGGCACGGGTTCATATTTGGACATTCGTGTTATATCTGGTGCAAATGGGATAGAAGGATCAACAATCGATTTCACAATACCCAATGATTCGCCCGAATATCTATATTACTATTCTCCAGAATTGCCTAACATGGGCGGGCGTATACACGTAATAAATGAATGTGGCGACATTGATAATGTAAAAGAAAGACGTAGCGTAACAACTAATAAGACTAACACTTCTAGTAATAATACTAATACTTCTAGTGATTATTAATCGGATAAAAATGTTCTATTGTCTTTAGTGTGTTCATCAATAAGAAGTTGTTTCACCTTTTCGGTTTCAACCCACTCACTAATTCCTCCTGCATATTGAATAAGCATTGTGTTTTTATCAGAATTAATTTCTGTTACTACACCCATTTTCAATGTTTCAGGATTTACAATATTATCACCAACTAAAAATTCCATAATTAATCTCCTTTTCATTATACACATCATACCACATATATCCCATTGTCAAGAAATTATAATCATTTCTTTGTCAACTGCCATTCTACTTTTTTGTTTGAATCTTTGGTGTCTGGTTCATATCCCGCCTTGCTTGCAAACCTTTTTACTATTGCACCGTATGCTCCTGCACGACCAGTCGGTTCTTTTGTTCTCGTTTTACGATTGTCTTGTCCTTTATCAGCACTAAAGGTGAGTGTCATTGGTTCGTGCTTCTTTATAATAGACTTGATTATGTCCAACACGGTTGCCATAATTCTCATTGCATCACCTTCACCTGTCATATCATAGGTGGTTGTATCCTTATGAGTTCCCTTATACCTTCTTTTAGCAAACTCAATAGCAATGGTGTGTCCTGTCTTTTTTATTTTCATTCCACCCAATTGTCTATCTAAATCTATCCAAAAATGATTTGCAGTCACTTCAATCAGACCACCATCAGATGTTTTGAATTGGTAATCTTCTGGTATACCACTATTGTTTGGTGTTATTGAACC